TGCAAGAAGAAGAAATTTATGCATCAATAATTGGTAGAAAAAATAATTATTATACAGAACAAATAGAATATTTAGAGCCACAAGAAATAATACCAAGTTTTAATTTTATAGTATCAGGCTTAAATGACACAAAACCTGATCCTCAAATATTTATTGACAATGTTGTAAATATAACAGATTTTATGCTAAATACTTTTCTTACACCTAACAACACACTTCCTACAACAAATGGTGGCTGGGGAGGTGCTGGTAATACACTTTTGCCTAATTCTACACAAGCTGGAATGGATATGACTTACAATTTTGATGAACAATCTTTTTTTCAAATATTACAAGAATATGAATGGTTAGATGATTCAGCATTATTTGGTTCATTTGAGTTTTGGAAAAATTATGTTTGGAAAATATTTCTAGCACCAGCAAGAATGTTTGATGTGTTAAATGTGAATCAAAATAATTTTTATTTAGGTTGTGTAAATCACAATTATTTTTATGAATATTTGTATGATATTGGCCCCGTAGAATATGGTGGTTATAAAAATTTTGTTTTAGCAAGAATATTTGAATATGTTTATCAACAAGATTTTGGCTACAATACTTTTAACACCACTATACTTTTTAACAATATAACTTTAGATTCTAGTAATTTTAACGAATATATGCAAGGTTACAGATGGAATGATTTTGATATAGAAAATTTTGATGACTGGGTTGATAATTTTTATATTTATTATGATAATTTAACATATGCACTTTGTAAATCATTAACAGAATCACTTAGTGAAGTTTCATATCTTAATCTAGAAATTATCAATAATTATGATGATTACATAGATACATATCCATTTTTAGGTGGTATTTCATATTTA